CCGCGGCTATTGGCAGGCTGAGGGGCCGTTGCATAGTTGGACGGATGAGACGGGCAAGCTGCGCGAGGATTACCCGTACCTAGCTGGCCGGCATCATGGATGGCCGCTGGATACCCGCATTGTCATCGGAGAGTGCGGCGTAGACGGAACGATCTTCAACCGCAACGACGCCTGGGGATTCGCCAATTACGGAATCGCTGTGCCAGCCTACTCGCAGCAGCAGAAGCAGAATCACGACAAACTCGATCCTCGTGTGCTGTCGCAATGCCCGTGGCAGTTGGATTATGCGGACAGAAAATGGAGCGGCTACAACTACGTGGAGGCGCTCGGCTACATCGAACAGTGGGTAGCGGACGCGCCACCCGAGACGGTTTACATTCCGGTTGTGCTCAATTCCGGGGACAAACCGCATACGGAATCTGCGCCTGTTACGCCGGACACAACTCCGCCGCCTTCGGTGAGGCTGGGCATCCTGGACCCGAACGTGCTGATGGCGATACTGGACATTGAGAGCGGGGCGGCGTTCGCAGACGACGGGCGCATGGTCATCCGCTTCGAGGCGCACATTTTCAAAAGCGAGTTGGGCAATGACGAACTGTTCAACCGGCATTTTCGGATTGCCGATTCGCAGCCGTGGGCCGAACAGCAGTTCTACCGGCTGACGCCAGACGACGAGTGGACGCCGATTCACACGTGGAGCGGCACGTTCGAGGAGCGGCAGAACAGCGAGTGGGAGACGTTTTACCTGGCGCAATCGCTGAGTCGGGAGGCGACGATGCGCAGCATCAGCATGGGGCGAGGACAGATCATGGGGTTCAACCATGCGCGCATCGGGTATCCCAGTGCCGAGGCGATGTTCCAGGCGTTCGCCCGGCAAGCGGACGGGGACGCGGCGCAGGTGATCGGGTTTGTCAACTATATGCTTGACAATCCGGCGTTGGTGCGAGCCATCAAGGAACGGAACTGGCGGGCGATTGCGGCGGCGTACAACGGGGCCGGGGGCGTGGACGTGTATGCGCCTTTGCTCGCGACGGCATGGCGGATGAGGGCGGAGGCGGCAGGGTGAGCGATGGCGCGCTATTCGGATGATTACGTTGCCAGTGCGGTGCTGATGCTGGAGGCTGCGGGCTATCCTCAAAAGGAGGGTGGGCTGGAGTCTGTGTACAAGGCGCTGCGCAAGGGCGGCAAACCAGGTCCGGCGCGTACGAGTCTCACGAACTGGTACAACCGCACCAAGCATCCCGTTGAATCCACAACGGTGGAACAAAAAAGGGCGGAGCTGCAAGAGGTCATTCGGGATGAAGTTTATGCTGCGTTTCAGGCGGCGGGTGCGGCGCGAGAAGAAGCCACGTACAAAGACCTGATCACGGCTGCGGCCATCCTGATTGACAAGCTGCAACTACTCAATGGCGGAGCAACTGAGCGAACCGAGATTGTGGACGCCCGAGAACGCGTCCTGGGCCGAATGGATAGCATCGCTGCCCGAATCCGAACGGGACAGGGCGCTATCGGAGTTGGCTCCAACGGACACGGACTTGCGGGCGCTTGAGTATACGTGGGAGTTTTGGGCGCGGCCCAAGCAACTGCCTCCGCCGGGCGACTGGCACATATGGCTGAATCGCAGCGGACGTGGGGCAGGCAAGACTCGGACGGGCGCAGAGTGGGTGATATACAGGGCGCAACATGGGCCGTTCAAACCGATTGCGCTGGTGGGACAGACGAAGGCAGACGTGCGCGACACGATGATTGAAGTCGGAGAATCGAGCATTTTGAAGTGTTCGCCGCCGTGGTTCACGCCGCGCTACGAGCCAAGTAAGCGCAGACTGACATGGCCTAATGGTGTGGTGGCGACGGTGTTTTCCGGCGATGAGCCTGACCAATTGCGTGGGCCGCAACATGCGACGGCATGGGTGGATGAGCTTGCCAAGTTTCGCTATCCGACCGAGACGTGGGACATGCTGATGTTGGGACTGCGTTTGAGCGATGATCCGCGGGCGATTGTGACGACGACGCCTCGGCCCATCAAGGTGATTCGGGATTTGCTGGCGGACCCGAACACGGTAGACGTGGTGGGCAGCACGTATGAGAACATGAGCAATCTGTCTCCGGTGTTCATCAACCAGGTGATTCGCAAGTATGAGGGGACGCGTTTGGGCCAGCAGGAGCTATACGGGGCGCTGCTGGATGATGTGCCCGGGGCGCTGTGGACACGCAAGGGCATCGAGACGACACGGGTGCGAGAAGCGCCGGACATGGTGCGCATTGTGGTGGCGGTGGACCCGGCTGTGTCGGCGGGCGAGGAATCCAACGAGCACGGGCTGATTGTGGCCGGCATCGACCGGCAGCGTCACGGCTATGTGCTGGAGGACTGCACGCTGCGCGGGTCGCCCAGCGAATGGGCCAAGACGGCTATCGCGGCCTATCACCGCTGGCAGGCGAACGGCATTATTGCGGAAAACAATCAGGGCGGGGACATGGTACGGTATACCCTGGAGACGATTGATCCGGCTGTGCCTGTCAAAATGGTGCACGCCAGCCGGGGCAAGATGACCCGGGCGGAGCCGGTGTCCAGCCTGTATGAGCAGGGGCGCGTGCATCATGTGGGCATGTTCGCCGAGCTAGAGGACCAGCTCTGCACGTGGGTCCCCGGCGAGGACAGTCCAGACCGTCTAGATGCGCTGGTGTGGGCCTTCACGGAGTTACTGGTGGGTGAGGCGCCGGTGACATTCATTCAGAGGTACAGGTGAGCGGATGGCGATAAACCTGGCGGAGTTGGCATTCGCCGCATGGCAGGCCACGGAGGAGCAGGCGAAACAAAAAGGTGTCGTGCAGTGCCGCCATTATTATGACGGCGAGCAGGACACCTATCTATCCGACCGGCTCAAGGAGTTCCTCAACGCGAAGGACTCCTACGAGTTCAATCTCAACCTGTGCCGTACCATCGTCAATGCGGTGGCGGAACGCCTGATCATCAACGGCCTCGACACGACCGAGGAGGGCGACGCTCAGCCGGTGGCGGAGTGGGCCAACGCGGTGTGGGAGGCGAGCCGGCTAGACCTGCTGGCGGACACGGTGCACGAGGGCGCGCTGCGCGATGGCGAATATTTCTTGATGGTGGACTGGGACGCGGACACGGGGCTGCCGCGCTTCACGCCGCACCAGCGATATGCCGACGGCACGGTGGACGGGGACAACTACGGGTGCAAGGCGCACTATCCGGACGACGACACGTCGCAGCCGATGCTCAACGCCAGCAAGCGGTGGATCGAGAATCTGGGGCAGGGCAAGACGCGCAACCGGCTCAATCTGTATTTCCCCGACCGTGTGGAGAAATACGAGCTGCGCGGGGGCGGCTGGCAGCCGTTCCAGGACGAGGGCGACGGACGCTGGCCTCTGCCGTGGGTGGATGCGACGGGCAAGGCGTTGGGCATTCCGGTGATCCATTTCCGCAACACGCCGGACCTGCGCAGCGAGATTTGGGACGCGATACCGGTGCAGAAGGCGATCAACAAAGGGCTGATCGACCTCCTCGGCAATGCGGACTTGACCGGCTTCCAGATGTACGTGGCGTTGGGCTTCATCCCTACGTCAGACGGGCAGCCGCTGAAGGCGGACGCGTCCAACATGGCGACGGTGGGGCCGGGGCAGATGTTCGGCACGACGCGGCCGGCGAACGAGGCGTCATTCCAGACCGTGCCGTCCGGCGACTTGCGCCCGCTGATTGACATGATCCAATCGCTGATCGGCTGGCTGGCGGTGATCACGTCTACGCCGGAGAGCCGGCTGTCATTCACGCGGCAGATTGCGGCGGAGGGCACGTTGCAGGAGCAGAACGAAGGCCTGTTCGCCAAAGTGCGCAAGCGGCAGCGGCTGTACGACGCAGCGTGGCGCGATGCGCTGGACATGGCGCGGCGCGTGGCGAACGTGTACGGCGGGGCAGGGCTGGAGGAGGCGGTGCGCTTCGTTGTGCAGTGGGAGCCGGTGCAGGCGCGGGACACGGAGGATGAGCGCGACGAGTGGCGAGCCAAGAAGGAACTGGGCGTGCCGCTGCAGCAGATATGGTCAGAGATGGGTTACAGCCACGAGGAGATCGAGGCGATGATGGAGACGCCGGAATATCAGGCGCGGCAGCAGATGATGGCGCTGGGCATGACGGCGGGTGACGAGGCCGGCTGATGATGGAGCGGGCGCGGGCGGTACTGGTCGTGTTGGCGCTGTGGATGGTGTTGGGCTACGTGACGGTGACGGCGGTGCGCTGCTATGGCGGATGAGCACGAGCAGGCGGTGAGACAGGCGGAACGCACGGCAGAGATGCTGCGCCGCATGTTTGACCGGCTGGGCAATGCACAGCATCCACGGGGCCGGGTGATTGCGGCCTATCGCACGGCGCGGCGTGCGCTGCGCGGCAAGACGGACGACGTGCGCATTGTGACGGAGGTGCTGGCCGATCTGCGCATGGCGCTGGCGAACGTGGCGGCGGTTTCGTTGGCGGAGGCGGCGACGCAGGGCGAGCAGCAGGCGCAAAAGATGCTGGAGATCTACGGGCTGCAGCCCGTGGGGCTGGGCGTGGCGTCCGGCGTGGAGGACGGGCAACGGGCCTGGCTGGCGCAATACGATGCGCAGCGGGCGGCGGTGTTGGGCATTGTGGCGGCGGGCGGCGATGAGATGCAGATTCTCGGCGACGACAACCGCATGGGGGTGTTGGCGCCGGGGCCGGTGGTGCGCAGCGGGGCAGACTGGATTGGGCTGGTTGCAGCGGGGGCGATCATGGCGGGCATCGCGGCAGGGGTGAGCCGGGCGGATGCGCAGCCGGAGTTTTTGCGGCAGGCGGTGGCGGCGATTGACGAGCGCACGACGGACTGTTGCCTGCGCGTCAATGGGCAGGTGACGACGATGGACGGACGCTTCGAGCTGACGGGCACGCCGCGCTATGCGGACGCCATGCGGCATCCTCCGTTTCATCACTACTGCCGCACCTCGGTGGCGCTGATCCGGCGGGACATGGCGGATGATGCGCTGAGCCGGGATATGCGCAGTGCGGCGGGTGCGGAGTTGGCGGCCAGGGGGCCGCAGGATGTGCGGCAGGAGATTGATCCGGCGTCGTCTACGAGTAGGCGGTGAGCGATGGCAGCGAACAGGACGGAGGGCGGAAACGTAGCGGCGACGGCGTATGCGAAGTACGGCAACCAGTATGGGCGGTTCCCGATCTTCGACAAGCAGAGCGCGTTGGCGGCGCTGCGGTTGCGGGGCAGGGCGCGGGACAAAAAGGAGCGCGCCAACATTATCGAGCGGGCGAGAAAATTCGCACCTGAGGAGGCGTCCGCGGCGTATGCCACGGACAAAACCGAAGGCAAAATCTAGCATTCATCTGGGAGGCCGGGATGGCTGACGAGGCAGTGGTCGAGACGACCGAGACAGTGGTGGAAACGCAGGGCGGCGCTGAGAAGGCGCAGACTCCGGCAATCGGCGAGACGCCGGTGGTGGAGACAGGCAATGAGGTAGAGCAGCTACGGGCTGCGCTGAAGAAGGCGAACGCGGAGGCGGCGGAACGGCGGCACAAGCTCACGCAGTATGAGGAGGCCGAACGCAAGCGCGCCGAGGCGGAAATGAGCGAGGCCGAGAAGGCCAGCAAGCGCCTGGCGGAAGCGCAGGCCAGGGCGGACGAACTGGAGAACCGGATGCGGGGCGTGCTGGTGCGCCATGCGGTCGAGATGGCTGCGGCGACGATGCGGTTCCACGACCCGGCAGATGCGTTCGCACTGGCGGACCTGAGCAACGTGAAGATCGACGAGGACGGCAACGTAGAAGGCGTGACGGATGCGCTGAAAGCGTTAGCCAAGAGCAAGCCGCACCTGATCCGTGGGGCGGAACCTCCGGCGAATCTGAACGCGCAGGCACGGTCCAACGCGGCGACGGGTATGAGCGACGATGAGATTCGCATGTTCGCTGCGCGCTTCGGGGTGCGTCCCGAATATGTGAAACAGGTATTGAGGAGCTAAGAGATGGCAGCTGCGAGAGACACGACTGCCGCCAACATCAAGCCGCTCGATGGGGCTGTGGTCCGGCGCTTCACCGCCGGGGCCACGATTGCCGCAGGCGAGCTGGTCTCGATGATGGCCGATGGATATGTGGACCCGACCAACACGGCGGCGCTGACCGGCTCGTGTTTGGTCGGTGTGGCGCTGGCCGCTGCGGTGGCCGGCGAACGGGTGGACGTGGTGACCAGCGGGCCGGTGCAATGTCTGACCGGGGCGACCGTCGGGGCGGTGATCTACGGGACCGACACGGCGGGCGAACCGGGCGAGACTGCCGGCACGAAGAGCACCATTGCGGGTTTTGCGGAATCGGCGACGGTGTTGTTCGTCCGCCCCGAACGCATCACGTTGACGTAGGGGGACTGAGACATGCCTACTGGACCCAGAGATTTGAGCACACTGGGACTGTTGACCGGCTGGGACGGCACAGTTCTAGACAACTTCCGTCTGCAGGACGGAACCGCCATTCAGGAAGTGGCGCAGGCGCTAGACACGGCGCTGGGCGCGCTCAACGCCGAGCTAACGTCGGGGCTGTGGGCGCAGCTCATCAGCTTCCAGGACCAGCCTGAGGTGGAATACCGCGTCGGCTCGTCCAACGGCTTCGAGATGCACACGGAGTACGGGCGGCCCGACGCCAAGCGAGCGCAGACTGAGGGGCACATTCTGCCGCTCTATCAGATCGACCGCGGGCTGGGCTGGACGTACGACTATCTGCGCAAGGCGCGCGCTTCGCAGTTGGAGGCCGACATTCAGGACGCCATCACCGACGCCCGTGCGGCGTGGCGGCAGAGGATTCTCGGGCGCGTGCTGCAGCGCGGCGACGACAGCGGCGTAGCCAAGGGCCTCGGCAGTTCGGGGCTGTCGCCCGGCTTCGCCACGGCTGCGGCTTCGACCGGCGTGGACTTCACACCTCCGGCCTACGGCGGCAGCGCATTCACCAGTAACCACGAGCACTATGTGGCCATCGCGGGCGGGGTGTTCACCAATGCCGTGTTCGAGGACGCCAAGTCGGAACTGCTGGAGCACGGACATGAGCCGCCCTATCTGTTCGTCGCCAGCCCCAGCGATGAGGCCGTGATTCGGGGGCTGACCAACTTCACCCCGATTGCGGAGAGCAACATCCGCTACGGGCTGACGCAGGACCTGGCGCAAATCGGGCTGGATGCCGCCGTCGTGGGCGCATATCCCATCGGCATCATCAACGAGTTTGCGGTGTTCGTCATCCAGGGCATCCCGCGCTACTACGGGTTCGGCTGGAAGGGCTACGGCGCGCTGAGCCAGCGCAACCCGGTGCGGGTGCGTGTGGACAAGGGCCAGCAGTCGCTGCGCTTCGTAGCGATGCCTGACCCGCGCAACGGGTCTCCGGCGCATCCGCTGCAGTATCTCATGCTCCTGGCCGAGTTCGGCGTGGGCGTGGGCGACCGCACCAACGGCACGGCGCGGTATGTCAACAACACGACCTGGGCCGACGGCACGGTGAGCTAGACCTAGCGGGGGGATAGAGCGCCACGCTCTATCCCCCCAACGCAAGGAGACAGTGACATGAAACGATGGGTATATAGCGGGGTGGCGCTGGCGCTTGTGGCGGCGCTCCTGCTGGCGGCGTTCCCGGAATCGGCTGTGGCGCAACAGACGCGCACACGCATCGCCTACCTGCTGACCGACCAACTGTACGTGGGGCCGGGGGGCGCGGTGGTGTCCGGCGACATGGACATCAGCGGCGACGTGGCGATTGCCGGTTCCATCACGGCGGACGATTTTCTCGCCATTGCTGCGGACAGCCTGAGCATCGCCGACGACATGACGTTGGGCGGCAATGCCACGATTGAAGGGCATCTGACCAGCCTGGGCGCGCCGATGACGGTGATCACGGAGACCAAGACGATCACGCCGACGGCAGAGGCGGTGTATCTGATTGCCAGCGGCGGCGCGGCGGCCACGGTGACGGTAGACCCGGCGCAACTGGCGAACGGGGCGCGCGTCACCTTTGTCAGCCTGGAGGCGACGGCGCACAAAGTCGTCGCGCCGACCATCGGCTTCAACAAGGCCGACGCCGCGGGCGATACGTGCACGTGGTCTACGGCCATCGGCAACAGCCTGGAGGTCGTTTTCTACGAGGGCGAGTGGTACGTGCTGAATCAGACCAACTGCACGATGGGCTAGGGGCGACATGGCCGAACCAGTGAAGCTGTACAGCGATGCGGGCGAGACGCTGGTCTGCGCTGCGCCTAGTGAGGTGCGCAGGCTGTTGGAAACGGGCGAATGGGCGTTGGAACCGCCCAAGCCCGCGCCTAAACCGGCGTCGAAGGCGAAAGAGACGGCGAAATGAGCTTCACGTATAACCTGGCGAGCACGGGGGACAGCCTGCTGATCTCGAAGGTGCGCATGGAGATCGGCGACACCGTGGAGGACAACGGCGTTCTACCCACGGGCGACAACCTGAGCGACGCCGAGATCCTGCTGAAGCTGAACGAATTCAGCGGCGACGTGACGCAGGCGGCGGGTGCGCTGTGTGCGCTGCTGGCCCGGCGCTGGGCCACGGTGTCGGACATCACGGTAGGGCCGCGGCGTGAGAGTCTGAGCCAGGTGTCGCAGCGGTGGGCGCAGATGGCGAACGAGATGAACCCCAGCTACAGCAGCTTCAGCATAGGCGTGCAACGGTCTGACGGCTACAGCGACGAGGCCGACAACGCCAGCGAATACGCTGAGGACGAGGACGAATGAGCGTAGACGTGCGTGAGGGCGATGTGCTGGTGGTCAGTGCGACCGACTATCCGATTGTGAGCTGCGCGGAGTGGGTATACCCGTACAGCATGGCGGGGATGCGGCGGCTAACGACGGTGACGGCCTCGACCAAGCGCACGCCGGCCATCAGCGGGGGCAAGCGCGGCGCAGCGGAGACGAACGTGACGAGCCTCAAGTGCACGCCGCTGGACCCGGTAGACCCTGGGCTGCGGCAAAGGCTGGCGCTGGACACGCCGCACGAACTGTTGCAAACGTTTGTAGATGGGGGCGGCGTGTTCTACCACCTGATTCTGGAGGACCTGAAACGCTAAATGCCACGCGTACAGATTGAGGGCATCCAGGCGGCGCAGGCCGCGGTAAACCGAGTTGTGGCGTCTACGCGGCCTGCTGGGGCGCTGGGTGCGGCGGTGCAGGAGGCGACCGTGCGACTGCACCGCTACGCCGTGGGCGTAACGCATGTGGACACGGGCGCGCTGCGCGGTTCGCACACAATGCGCATTACGAGGACGCGGGGCGAAATCTATATCAGCCCGAACGCACGGCACGCCACGGGCAAGCGCCCGGCAGAGTATGGGGTATATGAGCATCGGCGTGGCGGAAGCCATGCGTTCTATGCGCGCACGGTGGCGGAGCATGGGCAAGCGGCGCTGCAGGCCGCGGCGGCACGGGTGCGGGGGGCGCTGCCATGACGACGAGCGTGAACCGGGAATGGGCGCGGGATGCGCTGGCGTATCTGATCGACACGGCGTTGACGACGGCTGCGCTGACGCAGGAGGTGTACAACTATCAGGTGGGCGACTTTGAGGGCCGCTCGCCGGTGGTGGTGGTGACGAGCGGGCCGGTGCAGCGGACAATGGACTCGTTTGGCACATGCTGGCGAACGAACGTCACGCTGTACGTGCATGTGTTCGTGCTGTACTCGGACAAGGATACATGGGGCGAGGACGATGCGGAGGACCGGCTAGACGCCATCGAGGCGGAGATCGCGGATGTGGTGGCGGCCAACCCCAGCAACGTGACGTGGGGCGGCCTGGAGTTTGCGGAGCCGTCCATTGTGGACAGCCTAGAGATCGGCGGCGACGAGTACCGACACGAGGTGTTCACGGTGTTGGCGACGATGTTCGCCAATGCCACGGCGTACCCGATACCAGTACCTAGCGAATACAGTTTGGTCTTCAGCGAAGCAAAAAACAGTTTCTATCTGGCGTGGCTATAGGAGGCGGAGTGGTCAAATACAAGGGGAACGGGGCGCACTGGTTCTATGGCGTGCCGACCCGCGACATGACGGATGAGGAATGGGCGGCGCTGCTGCCGGAGATGCAGAAGGCAGCGGAGGCCAGCGGATTGTACGAGGTTGAGAAGCCGGTCGAGAAGCCGGTCAAGGTGAAGCCGGCGGAAGCTCCGCGCGGCGGGGATGGGGAGGGCTAAGCAATGGCAGTTATGACCCGTGAGTTGCGCGTGCAGGTCGGCTCGGAGTCAACGTGGGGCACGAGCGTTAAGCCGACCGCACTGTTGCGCGGCGTGGAGGAATTCAGCATTCAGGCTGAACCGGATATTCGGATGCTGGATGATATGACGTTGGCGTTGGCCGGCTCGGCGCAGGCGGTGGTGGCGTCGAACGCGGCTTCGGCCACGGGGCGCGGCTGGGCGTCGTATGAGCATTTGCCCTACTGGCTGGATGCGCTGTTCGGCACGGCCACGCCGGGGGCAGGGCCAGGCTATGCGCGGGCGTATGCGGCGCCGATTACGGCGGTTACGGCCATCGCCAGTATGCGCAAGCTGACCATCGTGCACGGTGACAGCACGGTGGGCGGCTATGCGCTGGCGGGCGGCATCGTCAACAGCCTGACGTTGACGGGCGAGCCGAAAGAGCCGCTGCAATGGCAGGTGGAACTGATCGGCATGAAGGCGGAGGCGAAGGAAAACGAGACGCTGAGCGTGGGGGCGGTGAACCCGATTGTCGGCGCGCATCTGGCGACCGTCAAATGGGATGCATGGTCTGGCACAATGGGCGCCTCGGCACTGGCAAATTGCTCATTGCGTTCGTTCGAGTTGACGGTCACGCCGAACCGCACGCTGCGCCATTGTTTCGGATCGCTGACGGCGAACGACTACAGCGAGGCGGCCTGGGATGGCACGCTGCGGCTGTCGCTGGAATTCAACGCCACGACCAAGACCGACGTGAGCGCCATTATCGGCGGCACGCTGACGCAGAAACAGGTGGAACTCAACTGGGCCTCCTCTTCGCTGGCGATGCAGGTGCAGTTTGCGGGGACGGTGATGGAAGCGCCGGAACTGTTCAGCGACGACGACGGCATTGTGACGGCGGATGTGACGCTGACGCGCACCTATCACAGCACGTTTGCCAACTGGCTGAAGATGAGCGTGACTAACGCCGTCGCCAGTCTAGCGTAGGAGAGAGCATGAGCGATGAGATCGTGATTCGCCCGCCTGGGCCGGAGAAGCCGGGCTATCTGCGCCGGGTGCGCGAAGCGACGCGCATCCAGGCGCGGCTGCGCGACGAGAACAGCGTGGAAGCGTTCGACGAGATGATCGACTACATTCTGAACACGTCGGACGTGACGACGCCGGCAGGGGTGGACGCGCGGGATGCGCTGCTGGACCTGAGCAAAGAGCAGTTCGATGCACTGTTCGAGACGCTGGGCGGGGTGCGCAGCAAGGCGGTGGACCCTCCGAACGACGCCTGATCCGGCGGTTGCTGCGCGGGCAGACGGACGAAGCGCCGCTGTGGGTAGCGGTGTTGGAGGCGGCGAAGGAGTGGGGCTGCCCGCCGTGGCAAATCGAGGAGCAGGCGTCGGAGGAGTGGTGGCAGCGGTGGCGCGTGATGCGTGAGGAGAGCATGAGATACCAGGAGCATCAGGCGAAACGGGCCAGCGGGAAGGCGACGTTAGATGGCTGAGTACAAGTTGAAGATCATCGTCGAGGGCGAGGACCGGGCGAGCGGGCCGTTGGGCAACGTGGCGGGTTCGCTGCAACGCATCGGCGAGTTTGCGGCGGGCGGCGTGCTGGCGAAGGGCATCACGTCGGGCATGAGCGCGTTGCGCAACCTGACGGGCGAGGCGCTGGACGCCTACGCCAACTATGAGCGTCTCGGCATGGCGCTGGAGACGCTCGTAGCGCGCGAACTGATGAATACCGGCGCGGCGGAGACGATGAACGAGGCGCTGGGCATGTCTACCGAGCGAGCGGAGGAATTGCTCGGATGGGTTGAGGACCTGGCCGTCAAAAGCCCATTTACACAGCAAGGCATCGCGCAGGCGTTTCGCACCACGATGGCCTACGGGTTCGTTACGGATGAAGCGATGCGGCTGACGCAGGTCATGGTGGACTTTGCGGCGGGCAGCGGCGCTACGGACGAATCCATGTCACGCATCGCCCTGGCGTTGGGGCAGATTAAGGCGCGAGGCAAGCTGGCCGGTCAGGAGATCATGCAGTTGACCGAGGCCGGCATTCCGGTGCGGCAGATTCTTGCTAAATCGCTCAACGTGACGACCGCCGAGCTAGAGAAGATGATCGAGAAAGGTCTCTCGGCGGACATTGCGATCAACGCTATTGTCGGCACGTTGGAACGCGACTTCGCCGGGGCGGCGGAGCGGCAGGCGGGCACGTTCTCCGGCCTGCTGTCGTCGCTAGAGGATTTGCGGGAGATCGGGCTGCGCGACTTTTTCGGACCGATGTTCCAGGCGGTGCAGCCGCAGGCGGAGGCGCTGGTCAACACGCTGACCGATCCGGCGGTCAAGGCGCAGATCACGGAGTGGGGTACGGCGGCAGGGGATGCGCTGGGCAAGGCGGTAGGTTGGGCTGAGGGATTGGTCATCGCGCTGACCGATAGCAAGACATCAGCGGATGAGTTTGCGGTAAGCCTAGCGAGTCTGGACATTGATCCTGAATCGTTTATGGGTCGTACGCTAGAAGATTTGAAACTGCTGGCAGCGACAAAATGGACAACCACGATAACGCCGGTCATCGCTACGACGGAAGCAGGCGATGTCAATAATCCGTTCGGCGTAGTGACGCAAAAAGTAGATGCTCTCCTGATGCCTCCACTAGAGGAGGTGCCGACTGACCCGTTTGGGTATGTGACGCAGGATGTTGTGCCGGAATTGAAGCCGCCGATCACGGGGCCGAAATTACCGCCGATTGATGCAGAGGTGAAGCCGGTCATTCCAGATACATTGCAGCTCAAGCCGCTTAAGGTTCCGATAGAGCCGAACTTTACGCCGTTGCTAGAGTCGAGTACGACGATCAACTTCCCGCTGGCGAACTGGACGATCACGTGGAGCACTGAGGGCATGATGCGTGATCTCCAGTGGCAGTTGAACAACTGGAATGGGCAGCTAACGTTTGATGCAGAGGGGAAGATCATTGAGGTGACGCCAGCCGCATCGCTGGGCACAGTCACCATTGATACCATCGCCAAATTCGTCAGCTACACGACACCAGCGGGCAAAACGTTTACCCTGCCGCTCAAGTTCGATTTTTCGGGCCTGCAGACGGCGTGGGACGAGGGCATAAGCAACTGGCGTGCGACGATGGCGCTCTCGGCGGGTGTGCCGGTTCCAGTGGAGTTCTCGTGGGAGACTGCTTGGGGGCTCGTGAAGGCGGAATTGGCGAAAGAGATCGTCAACGTGCAGCTTGCCATGCCGGATTGGGTAGATAAGCTCATTCAGGCTCTTGCGCCGAAACGGACGATAGCGCAGCCGGTTGAGCTTAACCCTTACGCCAAATTTGAGGGCGGGTTGCCTACGGTCATCGACCCGGATCAGGCGTATCTCGCGGCACGACACGCCATCAAGGAGATCGAGGGGCGGGTCGCACAGATGCCGGTCAAGCTGCAGGCCGCGCTAACGTGGATGGACGAGAACCTGCTCGATCCGGCGCAATTGCTGCTGCGCAATTCGTGGAGGATGCCGGGAGGCGGCGTGCTAGGTGGTGCGCCGCTGAGCGTGCCGGCTCGGATTGA